AATCATCGGAGAGGTACAGCCAACTCTCGTTGTTCTCGAAAACGTCCAAGGGCATGTCAAGCGAGGGCTCGACCAAGTCCTCCTCGACCTGCACGAACTGGGGTTCGATGCGGAGTGGGGAGTTTATTCAGCTGCCCAAGCCGGTGCTCCCCACCGGAGGAATCGGGTCTTCGTCCAGGCCTACAGCCGTGACCGGGGACTCCCGTTCCTCGGGACGGCACACGACCCAGACCGGAGTGATGCACGGCGGGACGACGCTGACGGATGCCTGCCGAATCTGGCCGACACCAACAGGGATGGACGGTCTGCGGACGGGGAGAGAGGAGGACTACGAGGCGTGGAAGCAGGCTCGAGACCGGCACAAAGAACGGGGCGTGAACAAGCACTTCCACCTCAACGCAGCCGCGAGCAAGTGGCCGACGCCGCGAGCGATCACCGGGGGGGCGGAAAGCGCACAGAGGAAGCAGGAACTCGGCAGGAGCAGGAGCGGGGGCAGCGACCTTCAGGCCGAGGCCCAGAACTGGCCGACTCCAGGAGCGAACGACCACAAGGGCACCGCGAAGGTGGGGCAGCGGCGGGGGCAGCTCGACGAAGCAGCGGAGCAGAAGTTCCAGACGAGCCCCTACCTCCCTGGCCCCCCGGCCCCGAAGGAGACTGGAGCGACATCCCCGAGTACCTCTGGCCTGCGACTCAACCACCTCTTCGTCGAATGGCTGATGGGGTTCCCGTTCGGGTGGATCAGCTTCGAGCCCTGGGCAATGCCGTCGTCCCCCAGCAGGCAGCACTTGCCCTCAGAGACCTGATGGGACGCCTGCGATGACTGAGCCCCTCCCCCACCCCCTCGACCGCCCCGTCGTGATCTCATACGGCGGTGGAGTCAACTCCACGGCCCTCCTCGTCGGGATGCGGGAGCGCGGCCTGACCCCAGACCTCATCCTGTTCTCCGACACGGGGGGGGAGTTCGACTACACCTACCGCACCGTCGAGAAGATCAGCGAGCGGTGCGTGGAGTGGTTCGGCATGCCCGTCGTCACCATCAACAACGCCGACAGGGAGGGCTTCCCGCATACCTCCCTTGAGGACGAGTGCAGGAATAACAAGACGCTGCCGTCGCTCGCCTTCGGCTTCAAGGGCTGCTCGACGAAGTGGAAGCGGCAGCCGATGGATCGGTACATCAAGAGCTGGGAGCCAGCCCTGGAAGCCTGGGAGCGTGGCGAGAAGGTCATCAGGCTCATCGGCATCGACGCCGGGGAAGCTCACCGCAGCGCCAACCTTGAGACCCTCGACGACCCCAAGTTCGACTATCGTCGCCCCCTGATCGAGTGGGGCTGGGCTCGCGATGAGTGCATCGAGGCGTGCGTGCGTGGCTTCGGGTTCACGCCGAGGCGTAGCGCCTGCTGGTTCTGCCCGGCTACACGCAAGCCCGAAGTCCTCGCCCTGGCCGCGGACTACCCCGAACTCTTCGAGCGAGCTGTCGCGATGGAGCGCCGCGCCGCCCCGGACCTTGGCGTGGTCAAGGGACTCGGCAGGAAGTGGACGTGGGAGCGGCTCGTCAAGGCCGACAGCGCCCAGCTCAAGCTGTTTCCTGAAGCCCCCGATCTGGCTTGTGGCTGCTTCGATGGAGAGGAGGACTGACCATTGTTGGTAGTGGTCCCCCAGCAGGCAGCACTTGCCCTTAGAGACCTGATGGGACGCCTGCGATGACCGAACCCCTCCCCCACCCCCTGACGGGCAAGCTGGTGTGCCCCTGGTGTCGCCGGGAGTCACCACCTCCCGAGCACACCTGCCACGACGCGCTCGCAGACGCCATGACCAGGATCGCGGTGCTCGAAGACGCGCTCCGTGCCAAGCTGGCCGAGGAGGCGGCGCCGTGACGGAGGCCACCAGGACGGGGAAGCTCCGGGCGAAGGACTGGATCGTCCGCACGACCTCCCACGGCGAGGCGTCCGCCTTCATCCGGCAGCACCACTACTCCGGGGGGTGCCCGCGCTCTCGCGTCTTCTGTTTCGGGCTCTTCCAGGAGGTCCTCTTCACGCCGATCATGGGGGCGGCTGTCTGGCTGCCGCCCGCTCCGCCTGCTGCGCGTGCCGCCTTCCCAGAGGGGAGCGAGCTCCGCGTCCTCTGCCTCAGCAGGCTCGCCATCCACCCGGAGGTCCCGCCCAACGCCGCTTCCTTCATGCTGGGCCGATGTATCCGTGAGATCCGCAAGGACGGGCGCTGGGACTGCCTCCTCACCTTCGCGGACACGCGCCTCGGCCACTGCGGGACGATCTATCGGGCGACGAACTGGGAGTATCTGGGCGAGACGAAGCCGACCGAGTGCTGGCTCGACCCAGAGAGCGGTCGCCAGGTGTCGAGGAAGAACGGGTCCCACAGGAAGTGCCGCACCTACGCCGAGATGCTGGAGCTGGGGTACACCTTGGCCGGATACTTCCCCAAGCATCGCTTCAGGATGGTCCTCCGATGAGGGCGGACCATGTATGAGCGCCTGCGACTTCTGCGGGGAGCCCTACGCCCTCGAGTTGCTCGAGGTGCTGCCAGAGGGGGGCTGGGACGGCGGCCCTACCTTCGAGCTTGGGGCGTGCTGCGCCGATGCCCTCGACGACGCCGTGGCCTACATCCGGGCCGCGCTAAACTCCACGGACGCGAACGCTCTGGAGTCCATCGACCGCTGGTTCATGCGGGAGGCTGGCGTCCATGCGACCCAATGGATACGAGGGCTGGCCGATGAGGAGATGGGTGCCTGAGACTCTATGGTTCGACCTCGAGTGCGACGGCCTGACCCCCACGGTCATCCACTGCATCTGCGCCCAGGACGAGACGGGCCGGCAGTACCGCTGGAACCACGCGCAGGAGGGCAACTTCTCTCAGGGCCTCGAGGTGCTGGCCGCCGCTGACCATCTGATCGGCCACAACATCCTCGGCTTCGACATCCCCGTGCTCCATCGGTTGCACCCAGGCTGGACGCCGAAGGGTAAGGCCACCGACACGCTCGTCCTGTCCCGTGTGTGTTACCCGCACCTGCGTGAGCTCGACTTCCGCCGCAAGAAGTTCCCCAAGGAGCTCGTCGCCTCTCACAGCCTGAAGGCGTGGGGTGCCCGCCTGGGCTTCACGAAGTACAGCTATGGCGAGGACGAGGAGAGCGCCTGGTCTGAGTGGTCCCGTGAGATGGAGGACTACTGTGCTCGCGATGTCGAGGTGACGTACAGGCTCTGGCAGTACCTCGAGGACGCCGAGCTCCCCGAGGAGGTGAGTGACCTCGAGCACCTCTTCCACGAGACGATGCTCCTGCTGACCTGGCGGGGTGTCCACTTCGACCGCCAGGCCGCGCAGAAGCTCTACGTGCGCCTGCAGGCCGAGCGCGACCAGTGTGCCACCAAGCTCCAGGAGGTCTTCCCGCCGAAGGAGGTGGTCTCCTACACGCCCAAGCGCAAGCAGCGGCGGGTCAAGATGGTTCCCTTCAACCCCGGATCGCGCATTCAGATTGCGGAACGCCTCATAGAGAAGGGCTGGAAGCCCGTGGAGTACACTGCGGACGGGCGGCCCAAGATCAGCGAGACGATCCTTGACGAGCTCGGGCACGTCTACCCTGAGGCAGCTGACCTCAACCGCTATCTCCTTGTGGGCAAGCGGATCTCACAGCTGGCCGAGGGTGGCTCCTCGTGGCTGGGTACGGTCGGCCCAGACTCGCGCATCCACGGGCATGTCATCTCGTGCGGCACCTACTCGTCCCGGTGTACCCACATCAAGCCGAACCTTGCCCAGGTTCCATCGGTGGACAGTGAGTTCGGTGCCGAGTGCCGCGCCCTGTTCCAGGCGACACCTGGCTACAGGCTCGTGGGGGTGGACGTGTCGTCCCTCGAGCTCGCAGTCTTGGGGCACTACTGCTCTACATGGGACGGCGGACGTCTTGCTCGAGAGGTTGCCGAGGGTGATATCCACACCCGCAACGCCGAGGCGGCAGGGCTCACCGAGGAGCTTGGCGGCCGTAGCGCCGCAAAGAAGCTGATCTACAGTCTGTGCTACGGGTGCGGTGACGACCTCCTCGGGTCCATCGTGGGTGGCGGGAGGGCCGAGGGGAAGGCCCTACGAGCCCGGTTCCTGGGGCGTACCCCGTCGCTCCGCAAGCTCACGGCGGAGGTCAAGCGCAAGACGAAGACGGGGGACCCGCTGATCGGCCTCGACGGCCGCAAGCTCTACCCGCGCTCGCAACATTCTGCCCTGAACCTGTTGATCCAGTCAGCCGGCGCGATCCTGGTGAAGAGGGCCACGGTCCTGTTCAAGCTCGTGCTTGAGGAGATGGGCCTGAAGTTCCGCGAGGACTTCGCGATCGTGCTGCACGTCCATGATGAGTGGCAGACCGAGGTCGTGCCGGAACATGTAGAACTGGTCGCCACGGCGGCGCAGCAGAGCATCACGCAGGCCGGCGAGGTCTGCGGCCTGAAGGCCCCCCTGAAGGGCGAGGCCAAGATCGGAATGACCTGGGCAGAGACGCACTGAGGAGGCACATGGCACTGGACCGCACGCTACTGATCGACGGGGACATCCTGATCTACAAGGCCGCCGCGGCGAGTGAGCGGCTCATCTGCTGGGACGAGAGCGGCGAGCTCTGGTCGAACAGCTGCGACTACAGGGAGGCCGTGACGCGGGTGGAGGGCGAGTTGGAACGCCTGGTGAAGCACCTCCACGCGGGGGCTGCCATGGTGGCCCTCTCGAGCCGCGAGTGCTTCCGCCGGGAACTCTACCCTGACTACAAAGCGCATCGGAAGAAGACGCCCAAGCCCACGATCTACCCCGCGGTGCGGCGCTGGGTGGAGTCCTGCTACGACACGGTCTGCTGGGAGGGCCTAGAGGCCGACGACGTCATGGGGGTGATCGCGAAGAACCGGGCGTACCCCTCGCCCAAGGTGATCGTGAGCGAGGACAAGGACATGCTGGCGGTGCCCTGCCTCCTCCATCGCCCTCACCGGCCCAAAGAGAAGCGGGTGCGCCGCATCACCTACAGGTCCGCCCAGCGCCAGCACTTCACCCAGACCCTGACGGGAGACGCGACCGACGGCTTCCCTGGCCTGCCGGGATGCGGCCCCAAGGGCGCCGAGAAGATCCTGGTGGAGGGGACCTGGGACGAGGTCGTCGCGGCCTACGAGAAGAAGGGCCTGGGTGAAGAGGAGGCCCTGCTCCAGGGGCGGCTCGCGAAGATCCTCAACCCGCGCCTCTACGACGTCAAGACGGGCAAGATCACGCTGTGGGACCCGCGGAGGGCAGGATGAACGTCGAAGAGCTCCTGCAGTTCCACAACGCCTTCAGCCATCTGGCCTACCAGGTGATGAAGGTGAAGAACCACGACTACGCAGGGGCGGACGGTGAGACCCCGTTTCGGAACTTCGAGTCCGTCGAGGCGCTCGGGGTAGCCAAGACCGAGCAGGGCCTGATCATCCGCATGATCGACAAGATCAACCGCCTGAGCACCTTCTCGCAGAGCGGGAAGCTCGAGGTGTTGGACGAGAAAGCGACCGACGCCCTGCTGGACATCGTGAACTACGCGGTCCTGCTGGCCGCCTATCTGAAGAAGAAGGGGCTCGAGGATGCCTGAAGAAAAGAGAGTGCGTACTCGCGAGGCCCGCATGGGCCTAACGGACGCAGCGTTTCCTGTGGTGTCCAAGCACCTGGCCTCCCATCTCGAGGAGGTCTATCCGGCGCGGTTTCCTGATCTGGACTGGACTGACCGGGAGATCTGGTTCCGCGCCGGCCAGAGGTCCGTCGTGGACCTCCTTGTGATCGAACACCACCGCCAGGTCAAAGCGAAGGAGCAGTGACCCATGTGTATGAGCGCCCCGAAGATGCCTGACCCGCCGAAGATCGCCGCGGCCCCGCCGGCCCCGATCCCGATGGCGAAGGGTGTCCAGCCAGGCGAGGAGCTCAAGAAGCGCCTCCCGGCCTATGGGGGTAGCGCCGCGTCCATCCTCCGCTCGCTCTCGATCCCGCTGAACACGCCCTCCTAGATGCAGCTCGCAGCGAGGAGTCTCTACCAGACTCTCTCCGATGACCGCAGCCCCTACCTCAGGCGGGCGCGGGACTGCGCGAAGCTGACGATCCCCCACATCCTCCCCGAGGAGGGCCATCGAGGGTCGGTGGACCTGTACACCCCCTACCAGTCCATGGGGGCGCGGGGGGTCGCATCGCTCTCCTCCAAGCTCTTGATGAGCTTGTTCCCGCCCAGCCAGTCCTGGTTCCGCCTGGCCGTGGACCCGTTCTCCCTGGAGAAGGTTGCCGGCACGGGAGACGTCCGCACCGAGGTGGAGAGCGCCCTGGCCGAGATCGAGGCGGCAGTACATGGCGAGCTCGAGGCTCTGGCGTGGAGGCCGATGCTCCACGAGGCCCTCAAGCAGCTGGTCGTCTCGGGGAACGTGTTGTGCCACATCACGCCCGATGGCGACCTGAAGGTCTTCACCTTGGACCGCTTCGTCATCAAGCGTGATCCGGCCGGCTCCATCCAGAAGATCATCCTCAAGGAGTCGATCGCTCCCGAGTTGCTCCCCGGAGACCTGGCCGACAAGGCCAAGGCCGGCGGGCACTCCATCGACCGGGCGGTAGACGTCTACACCTGCATCAACCGTGTGGACCCCGACACCTACGAGGTGTTCCAGGAGGTGGCGGGCGAGGTCGTGATGTCCACGTTCGGCACCTACCCGGCGGACAAACTCCCCTGGCTGGCTCTTCGCCTCGAGCCGGTCACGGGTGAGAGCTACGCCTACGGGTTCTGCGCGGGGCTCCTGGGCGACCTCAAGAGCCTCGAGGGGCTCACGATGAGCCTTGTTGAGTCGGCAGCCGCGGCGAGCAAGGTGCTCTTCCTGGTCGATCCTGCTTCGCCCACGCGAGCAGAGACCCTCGCCAAGTCCCCCAACGGGGCCATCCGAGAGGGCCGTGCCACCGACGTCAGCGTGTTGAACCTAGGCGGCAAGGCGGCAGACATGCGGATCGCCTTCGAGGCCATCGGCCAGATCAAGGACCGCCTGGCTCATGCGTTCCTCCTGAACTCGTCGGCAACCCGCCAGGCAGAGCGGGTGACGGCCGAGGAGGTGCGCTTCATGGCGATGGAGCTCGAAGGGGTACTCGCGGGTCAGTACGCCCTGCTCTCGGAGACCCTCCAGCTGCGCCTGTCCGAGCTCCTGATCGACCGCATGCAGGGCGAGGGCCGCCTCCCCGCGATCCCCGAGGGCGTCGTGCATCCCACGATCGTCACCGGCCTGGATGCGCTGTCGCGAGGTCACGATCTCACCAAGCTCGACATGTTCATCCAGGGCGCCATGGCGACGTTCGGGCCAGAGCTCCTCTCGCGCCACATCAACGTCGGGGACTACCTCGACCGCCGCGCCACCGCTCTGGGCATCTCGACAAAGGGCCTGGTCCGTACCGAGGAGGAGCTCGAGGCGGCCATGCAGCAGCAGAACATGGCGGCACTCGTCCAGCAGTTCGGGCCAAAAGTGCTCGAGATGGGCCAGGAGGCCGCCATGTCCCAAGAACCCACCGAATAGGAGGCACCTAGATGGGCCAGACACACAGCATCAGCATCCAGCCAGACGCGATTCCCGAGCCCGAAGCTCCCGCCCTCGAGGTGACTTCCGAGGGGCCGCAGAGTATCTCGATCTCCACGGACGGCCCGCCCTCCGAGGGTGCCCCCGAGGGAACCGAAGAGACACCCAGCGAGCCCCAGGAGCCGACCGCGGCCGAGCGGCCCGAGTGGCTCCCTGAGAAGTTCCAGACGCCCGAGGCTCTCGCCCAGGCGTACCAGGAGCTCGAGGGGAAGCTCGGCTCGCCCAAGGCCGAAGAGGCAACGGGAGAGCCGGCGGGCGCAGAGGCGGCCATCTCCGAGAGCGCCCTGACACCCTACGCCGAGGAGTTCTTCACGAGCGGCGAGCTGGCCGACGAGAGCTACCAGGCGCTCGAGAAGATGGGGCTCTCCCGTGAGCTCGTCACGAGCTTCATGGAGGGCCAGAAGGCCCGCCAGTCCCAGGAGACCGCTCAGGTCATGGATGCCGTGGGCGGCGCCGAGGCATATCAGGCGGCCGTGGCGTGGGCGCAGACGAGCATGAGTCCCGAGGACATCGCCGCCTTCAACGAGGTGATCGCCTCGGACAACGTGAACAGCGCGATCATGGCTGCCCGTGGGCTGGTCTCGATGTACTCCCAGGCCCAGGGGACCTCCCCGCAGCTGCTCGCCACAGAGCCGGCCGGGACCGGAAGCGGGGCGCCGCCCTACGAGAGCCTGGCGCAGCTGACCGCGGACATGCAGGACCCCAAGTACTCGACCGACGTCGCCTTCCGCCGCCAGGTGGAGCGCCGGTTGAAGAACTCCACAGTCATCTAGGAGAACGACATGGAAGCGAAGCCCGGTTGGAAGACCTCGGAAGCCTGGCTGACGGGCATCGTCGCCTGGCTCATGCAGGACGTCTTGGGGACCACCGAGTCCCCCATCGTGCAGGCCGCGGCCTGTGTGTCCGTGGGGTTGGTGGCGATCGGGTACATCTGGTCGCGCCAGCGGGCCAAGGAGACGGGCGAGTGAGGCTCCTCCTTGTGCTGCTCTTGCCGCTCGCTGCGTGCTCGACGCTCGACTCGGTCTTCCTCAAGGAGGACGGCACCGAGACGACCGTGGGCGAGGCGATCGCGGACGAGGTCGAGGAGTACGCCTCCCCCATCACGAGCGCGATCGGGTCCGTCGTCTCGACGGCATCGAGCAACCCGGTCCTCGGTGGCGCCAGTGCCGCAGGACTCCTTGCCGCGGCGACCGTAGCCGTCGGCGCACTCCGCAAGAAGAAGGGCACCCCGCCCGAATAGCACACCAGTCAGTAGTCATCTGTCTGACCCGGCCCGCCTCGGCGGACAACCGGCAGTTCCAGGGCTGACGTTGCGGCTGGCAACTACCGCGGCTTGAGCCGCACACACCCTGGACGAGCCACAAGGCTCCAACCGAAAGACGACAGATGGCCGAAGGCAACACCGTATACAACCCGCTCGGGCAAGACAACCTCACCGGGAGCGACAACGCTCTCCTGCTCAAACTCTGGGCCGGCGAGGTGCTCGCCACGTTCCAGGAGTCCAACAAGCTGATGCCGCTCCACATGACGCGGACCATCAGCACCGGCAAGTCCGCTGCCTTCCCGGCGGTCGGCACGGCCGGGGTGGCCTGGCACGAGGCCGGTGACGACATCCTGACCGATCAGGACTCGGCTTCCGCGGACTACCTTCAGAAGGTGAAGGTCAGCGAGCGGGAGATCTTCGTGGACGACCCGCTGGTCTCCAGCGTACTCATCAGCGACATCGAGTCGGTGAAGAACCACTGGGACGCCCGGCGCGAGCTCACGAGCTCCGTGGGCCGTGCGCTGGCGAAGGAGGCCGACGAGCACATCGCGGCCACCATCCTGGCGGCAGCGAGGACCACGACCCCGACGATCACGGGGAACCCGGCGGGCGCCAACATCGCGATGGCGACGACCACCGGGCCGAACCTCGTCACCGCAGCCTTCACGGCCGCGGAGCAGCTGGACGAGAACGACGTGCCCTCGGACGACAGGTACTTCCTGGTGCGTCCGTCGGAGTACTACCTGCTCGCGCAGGAGACCAGCCTGATCGACCGGGACTTCGGTGGCGCCAACAACGGCGTCTACGCCGAGGGCACGGTCCTCAAGGTGGCGGGGTTCACCATCGTGGCGACCAACAACATGCCCACGACGGACCTCTCCGCGACCGCGGATGGCGGTGCTCGCAACGACCCCTTCGGGGCCAGCGGCATCGGCTACAACGGTGACTGGACGGACGGTTCTTCCGGCCAGGTCCAGGCCCTCGCGTTCCACAAGTCCGCGGTGGGCACCGTGAAGCTGATGGACCTCTCGGTCGCCAGCGAGCACATCTTGCAGCGGATGAGCACCCTGATCCTGGCGAGCTACGCCATGGGCCACAACGTGCTCCGTCCCGAGTCGGCCCGTTCCATCACCACGAACGCTTAGGCCGCATGAAACGAGGGGGCGGGTAGCGCATGCCCGCCCTCACGTAGTGCCTCCTCGGGCGGGGCGGTCGGGTGAAACTCCTGGCCGTTCCGCCCACTACCTCCTACCCGCGAAAGGGCCATGGCTGGAACCTCAGGGACCACCGAACTACAGGCGGTCAACACGATGCTGTCGGGCATCGGGAGCTCCCCGGTCTCGTCCCTCGAGGGCGCGGTCACCGCGGACACCGCGCTCGCCAAGAACCTCCTGGACGAGGTGCGCCGTGAGGTGCTCCTCCAGGGGTGGGCCTTCAACACCGACCTGGGGCGTGAGTTCACCCCCGACTCGGTGAGCAAGCAGATCACCGTGGGGAGCCACGTCCTGCGGATCGACACGACAGACGGTCACAACACCGACGTCGATGTCGTCCAGCGCGGGACGCTCCTCTACGACCGCGAGAACCACACCTACGAGTTCGATGACACCCTGACGTGTGACGTGGTCTACCACCTCGAGATCGATGCGATCCCCGAGGCCGCGAAGCGCTACATCACCCTGCGAGCCTCGCGCATCTTCCAGGACCGCGTCATCGGGACAGCCAACCACCACGCCTTCTCCATGCAGGACGAGCAGCGGGCGCTCATGGACCTCAAGGCCCACGAGGCCGCGACGGGCGACCACTCGATCTTCAACCACTGGGATGTCTACCGCACCGTGTACCGGGGAGCCCCTCTGCGCCGGGTGAGCTTCTAGGAGTCGATGCTCCTCTCATCCTCAACGCCCTCCCTGATCGGTGGGGTCTCTCAGCAGCCGGCGGCGTTGCAGCTGCCGGGCCAGTGTGCTGTCCAGGAGAACGCCCTGGGAACCGTGGTCGAGGGTCTAAAGAAGCGCCCCGCCCTGGTCCACCAGGCTGTCCTCGGGACGCCTCCCGACGGGACCGTGACCGCCCACTTCATCAACCGGGATGCTGCCGAGCGGTACGTAGTTCTCCTGGGTGACGACAGTGCCCAGGGTGGCGACAACGGCCTCAAGGTGTACGACCTGGACGGCGACGGCACCCCGATCGCCATCAAGAACAAGTACGACGACCCGGCAGACGAGGCGGACTTCGACTACCTGGACTGTGACGATCCCGCCACGGACCTCAAGTTCCTGACGGTCCACGACTACACCTTCGTCCTCAACGCGGCGATCACCCCGGCCATGGGCGCCGCGACGACGGCTGACCGCAACCCCGAGGGCCTGGTGACGGTGCGCCAGGGAAACTACTCGACCGACTACACCGTGACGGTCAAGAAGGGCGCGACGTCCTACACCTTCACGAAGACGACCCTGGCGTCGGATGCAACTGGTGCCGAGGACGACATCAAGACCAACGACATCGCGGAGGATCTCGAGACGGGCCTCAATGCCCTAAGCGGGTTCTCGACGGCCTACGACATCACCCGAGAGGGCTCGACCCTCCACATCGCCCGTGACGACGGCACGGACTTCGAGCTCACCGCCGACGACTCGGTGGGCTCCACGATCCTGACGGCTGCCAAGGGGTCCGTGCAGGCCTTCGGTGACCTCCCGACCGTGGCACCTGACGGGTTCCACATCGCGATCGATGGGGACCCTGAGACCGACACGGGGTCCTACTACGTGTCGTTCGCCACCACGAGCGGCGAGGACTTCGGGGACGGCACCTGGTCGGAGGCTGCCGATCAGGGAGTCGCCTACCAGCTGGACCCTGACACCCTGCCGCACCTGTTGATCCGCAAGTCCAACGGGGACTTCGTGTTCACGCCGGCCGACGGGGTACACGATCTCTCGCACACCTGGGGGGAGCGTAGCGTCGGGGACACCGACACGAACCCCGACCCCAGCTTCGTCGGGGAGCCTATCCGCAACGTGTTCTTCTTCCAGGACCGCCTCGGGTTCCTGGCGGGCGAGGCCGTGGTCCTCAGTGAGAGCGGGCAGTACTTCAACTTCTTCCGCACCTCCACGATCAACCTGCTGGACGCAGCCCGCATCGACGTCCACGCAGCGCACACGAAGGTCAGCCGCCTGAACCACGCGGTTCCCCTGGGGGAGCAGCTGGTGCTGTTCAGCGACCAGAGCCAGTTTGTCCTGCGCGGTGAGGCCACCCTGACTCCGACCACGGTGAGCATCGCACCCACCACGGAGTTCGAGAACCTCGCCGCCTGTCCTCCCCAGGCTGTAGGCCGCAGGATCTTCTTCGCGGCCGACCGCGGCGGCTCTGCGCTCATCCAGGAGCTCGTGGACGTGAGCACGAACCGGCCCGTCTTCGATGCCGTGGAGGTCACCAGCCAGGTGCCCTCCTACATCCCGGCGAGCCCCACGAGCATCGCGTCGAGCCCTGTGGAGGATGTGGTGGCCGTTCTGACCTCGGGGGAGACGGGGAGCCTGTTCGTCTACAAGTACCTGGTGAACGGCGGGGAGCGCGTGCAGAGCGCCTGGTCGAAGTTCCCTCTGAGCGGGACGGGCGTGGAGATCGTGGACGCGGCCTTCATCCGCTCCGACCTGTACATGGTCATCAAGCGGGGCAGCGAGTACTCCCTCGAGCTGATGAGCTTCGAGCCCAACGCGACGGACCCCGACTCCGACTTCGAGGTAGCCCTCGACCGCAAGATCAGCGAGGCGGATTGTTCCTCGGTGGTCTACGATTCCGCGACGGACCAGACGACCTTCACGATCCCCTACACCGTGGGCTCGGAGGTTACGACAGAGGTAGTGACGAGGGAAGGTGAGAACCTTGTCCCATCGGACGATGCGTTCACCCAATGGACCCTCTCCTCCAACTCGCGCAAGACGGACGACGGCAAGGCGGGACCGTTCGGAACAGGAACGGCCTACTACTGGCATGGCGCAGCAGCGGGTGAGAACACCTTCATGGCCCATGACCTCACCGCCGCCCTAGGGAACGGCTTGGTCAATAACACCGACTACACATTCAGCGTGTATGTGCGGAACAAGGACGCCACGAAGACCCAGGCCGTCGCATGGGACCTCGTTGAGACAAACAGGGAAACAGAGGCGGGTCTCATCATCACATGGACATCGGCAACCGAGGGCAGCACCATCGCATCGGTGAGTGACCAGATCGACACGGGCTCGGAGCCTGAGACGGGCACCTCCTCCGCCTCATACACCAGCGTCGGAGGTGGTTGGTATCGCATCGTATGCTCATTCCGCTACGAGACAGATCACGGAACGGGCATCCGGCTGGAGATCCAGCCCTCTGCGGACAATGCGGACTCCGAGAACGGGGCCTACATCTGGGGACCGCAGCTCGTCGTAGGCAGGAAGGCTGACGCATCTGCGGGCCGCGCCGTGCCGGTAGTCTCCGCGACCGGGACGAGCGTCGTGGTCTCGGGGGACTACTCGTCCACTCCGGTCTGGATCGGGGAGCAGTACCAGATGCTGTATCGCTTCTCGCAGCACCACTTGCAGTCCTCAGCGTCGTATCGCTCCAGGACTCCCGTGGTGGCCGGGCGGTTGCAGTTGCGCCACGCCCTACTGCTCTACGAGGACAGTGCGTACTTCGAGGTGCATGTCACCCCGGAGAACGAGGACGCCTACGTGTACACCTACAGCGGCAACGTCCTGGGCTCTGGGGCCGCGACGGCCGGCGAGGTAGGCCTGGAGTCGGGCGAGTTCAAGGTTGGCCTGTACGGCCGCAACGACCGCCTGACCGTGGAGATAAAGAACGACACGCCGCTCCCCTCGCGGCTGTTGGCTGTCGAGTGGGTCGGGGATTACTCCTCGACCTCTCGGCGGTTCTGATGGCTGCCGTCAGGCGGTCGGTGCCTGGAGACGTAGGCGCCCTCAAGGACAGACTGCGCCCCGCTGACAAGCTCGAGCTCCGCGGCCACGATGCCGAGGAGGCTCTCCATGCGGGCCTGGTGGGTTCTCGAGAGCCCTATACCATCGAGCACGAGGGTCACCCGATCGGAATGTTCGGTGTGACCCCTGCGACGGACAACCACCTGGTGGGCTACGTGTGGCTCCTGGGCTCCAAGGAGATCTCCGACATCCGCTGGGAGTTCCTGCGCCACAGCAAGACCTGGCTGAACCGGATCGCCCAGCCCTTCGACATGGTGTGCAACACCGTGCATGCAGAGAACACCCTGCACCACCGCTGGCTGAAGTACCTCGAGTTCCGGTTCATCCGCCATGTACCGGATTACCCGTTCCTGGAGTTCGCGAAACTGAACCACGATGTGCTGGCCCACCCTCCTCGCAAGCGCGACTAGCGGCGCAGCTGGTGCTGCTTCCGCAGGGGCTCTGGCGAACATCCAGTTCGCCATGTCGGCCCTGTCGATCGGTGCCGGGATGGTAGGGCAGGCCCGCCAGGCCAGCGCCATGAGGGACTACTACAAGCGGCAGCAGGAGGTCACCGCGGCGAACGCGGCGGCAGCCGCAGCGAACCAGTGGAAGGGCGTGCAGTCGAGGATCTCCCAGGAGCGTGAAGCCGCGAACCAGGCCGTCTTCGATGCCTCCCAGGAGTACCTGAAGGCCTCCGCTGGAGCCCGCGTGGCCGCATCTGCCGGTGGGGTCGGCGGGACCACGGTCAGCGACGTCGAGCGCAACTTCATCCTGAGGACCGAGGAGCACGCCGGCCGCCGCGCCCGCAACCTGGCCTGGACCGAGGCAACCTTCATCGACCAGATGGAGGCAGTCCGTGCCGGCCAGCAGTCGCGTATCAACCAGACGATGGCGCCGCCGATTCCTGGCGTAAACCTCGCCCAGGGCCTGGGGCAGCTGTTCGGCGCCGGCTTCGACGCCCTGAACACCTACGGATTCCGGCAGTACAACCCGGCGACGGGCAGCGTCGAGCTCCACATCTGATGCCGCGCTACCAGGACCCCGCCATCCCGCGGGTGAACCTCCAGCCCTCGGCGCGTCCTGTAGACACCTTCGAGGCTCCCCAGGTACAGAAGCCCGTCGAGGCGATCACCAACGACTGGCTCCAGGCGGCCCAAGGGCTCGCCGCGCTATCCCCCAGCCTGAGCAGTCTCATGCAGGGCGTCGAGGAGGAGCGCCGCAAGGGCATCACCGAGCAGGTGAAGGGCGACGTGCTGCACTTCGCTCCCGACGACCTCAAGCGTGTGCAGGCGCTGTCCAAGGACGAGGCGGCTGCCTGGCTGAAGACGAAGGGCGACGAGCTCGGCGTGACCCTCCACAACGCCGACCGTCCTGACTACATCTTGCAGTTCCAGTTCCTCGCGGGGCGGCGGTGGCTGGCAGGCGAGGAGTACCTCGGGCAGCTCAATGCTCTGGCCGACAAGGCCGCCAACCCCGAGTGGGAGGGCAACCTCGAGGAGGAGATCGCTCAGGTGCGGGAGCAGATCCTCGCCAAGCTCGACCCGCAGGCGAACGGGATGTTCCGCCAGGGCGTGGTGAGCGCCGCGGTCCCCTTCGAGAACCAGTTCCGGCAGAGGATGGGCGAGCTCCGTCGCCACAACCGGCAGGCGTTCCACAAGGAGCAGACGACGACCGAGGTCGCCCAGGCGATGACTGTCTCCTGGCTGAACCCAGGGGACCCTCGAGGTCGCAAGGCCGTCGAGGAGCTCATGACCGGCTTCCGCGAGACGGGCGGGGAAACCCCCAACGAGGTCATGCTCGACGCCACAGAGCGGTTCCTACGGTCAGTGCATGACACAGAGGGTATGGACGGCGTGGCCGCGGCGCTCACCTGGCTCGAGGGCGCGAGCTTCCAGAAGGGCCGCAAGTTCGCCGCCCAGGGCTCCGCAAACTACGCCCGGCTCCAGGAGCTCGAGGAGGAGCTCGAGAGACGTGATGCCGCCAACAGGCGCAACCAGGCCATTGGTGTCACCGAGATCGACCGTGTCGTGGGCGACCGTCTCTACGAGCGCGTGCCGGCTGGGTCACTCACCGGCAACGACCTCGAGGGACTCTACGGCCAGATGGAGAAGCACCGTGCCGAGGTCGAACAGTGGTATGTCGAGGCTGGCTTTCCAGCCGAGTTCGCGGGCAACGCGCTCAGGCAGCATGCAGATGAACTCTACAGCCTCTCTCGCGCAACGAGCGACGATGCGGACACCGTCACGAGCCTGAATGAGGCGCGGGCGCAAGGGGACGTAGGGTTCGTGCGCTCGGCCCTGAGGGATTCAGGTGGGACGCTTACCCCACAGACCTACCAGCACTTCAATGCGTGGGTGGAGAGCGATGAGGCCAAGGAGGCCAGAGAGCTGGACAAGCCTGGGGCGTTGGCTCGGGCAATGGACGCCGTGATCCCATTGGGCGAGAGAAACCTCTACACCGAGGAGGACTGGCTACTGATCGAGGAGGTTCGCGCCCAGGCGGCCCTGGAGTTCAGCCGGCTCTGGGATGAGAACCCCGAACACCG